CTACGCAATGACCCATAACAAACAACTGCCAGAAGGACCCGCGCGTCAGACAGCATCACTTAGCCGTCCTCAGAGCCTGCTTGAGCCTTGCTCGGAACCTGTCCGTGATGCCACCCTGCTGCCCGAACACAACGCCAGCCGTGGTCTGCGCAAACGGGAACAGAGGACGATACTGCGCCCGGTCAATATACCTGGCAACCATCCTGATCCTCTGGCCGCCGGGCTTGCGCTTTGATCTGCCCACGCGCTCCCAGATGCCCTCGTACTGTTGACCGGCGCTGCCCTTTGGCACGCCCTTGAAATACTTTGTCTTGTCATTGATTAGCTTTGCATAGGTCGCAGGCGTTATGTTGCCAAAGCGATTGAGCCTGGTCTTGTCAGTCGATATCAGCATTGACTTGCGCTCAGGGAAACGCGTGCCGCCCCTAATCTGGAACCGCATGTATTTTTCTTGCAACTTATCAACAAAGACCTCAGCGGTCAGGTTTTGCTTTGTCGCCTTGTTGACCTTAAAGCCACGCTGAGTGAATGGCGGCGCACCACCGGCAAACGTTTTGTCAGCCTGCTTGCCAAGCACGCGGCCTTTTGGTCCAGCCTTAAACGCCACATCATTGAGCGCACCAGCCATAGCAAATGGTATCTGTTTCTTTTGTATCGCGTTCAGAGACCGCGTCACCTCTCTGACATTGGCGCTCACATTGATGTTCATTGTATCGTCTCCTCTTCCAGCTCCAGGATTACCACCGTGCCGCTGGTGTCCCGCGCATCAAAGATAATCTCATCACAGGCATCGCAGTTGATAGTGGCGCTGTTTTCCCACACAACGCCATATGTATCTGCCTCGCAATGGGCGCACTGGACAAGCTGATCAAAGAACGAAACACTCCTCATGCGCCAACCCTACTACAGATCATCTGGCCTTGTCACCTCGCCGCCACATGCTGCATAGCCAGCCAGGTCAGCCCAACCATCCTCATCCTTGTGGTCATAGGTCAACCGGGCAATCTTCAGCCCGGCCATACACAGCGCCACCTGGGCGACTGTTACCTCACAACCAAGGACCGCCGACCATATCTTAGCAATCTTGCCAAAATTCTCATCAACGCTGCCGTATTCCTCACCACGCTCTCTGACCTTATGTTTTGCATCATCCAGAAAATCAAACCGATCCATCAGAGGCTTTGTTGTTTGCTTTGTAGTCATTGATCCTCAATCCACATACGTTACATCTAAATTTTGTCTTGATCTCATCATCGCTTATAAACTCTAGCGCAGATTTACAGATCGGGCAGCGGCCCTCCGTCATGCGCTTTTGCATTAATCCGTCCCCTTGCACTATCATCAGCCACCTCCTCAATAAGCCCATCACCGCCACACGGCACGCATAGAGTCCACTGCACGCAGCCATAGCCATCAGGCTCTCTCACCCAACCATTATCGCACTCGCGGCATTTCTTAAAAAGGGATTTCATCATTCAGCTCTTTCTCTGTTGGCGTCCTGATTTTCTCAATGGTCGCGCCTGGGAATATTTCCTTCGCCGCCGCCACCGTTGCAGCCTGCTCCAAGTAAGCCTGTAAAACCTTGCCAATCTCATCGACACTGTAAACCAACATCTCTCTTTTTTCGCGCTGCACTTTACCGACATCATAGTCGGTTTTGGTGATTGCTAAAACCCTGCCGTCTGGCATCGGTGCCTCCCAATACTCACCGCTCAGCGGCTCATACCCATTGGCAATGGCAGCACGCTCCAGGATAACTAGCCCTCGCAATGTCACCTCAACCTGATGCTCCACATCAACCATCATGTCGATAGAGTTGTTGAGCTTATCCATCTGCGCCTCAAACTTACCACGCAGCTCCTCACCGGCAAGCCAAGGCAATCTGTTGACGCCCCACTTTATCTCCAGCTTAGTTACTGCCTCATCATATTTAATCAACGCATCCTGCATCCTGCGCATCGCGCCTTGGCTCGGCGCATAGTAAGATTTATTCGGTTTTCTTGGTCTTTTTGCCACGCTCTCTCTCCTCTCCGGGTTACTCCCTCCCCCCTATAGGGGGGGGAGGAGGGAGGGATAACCTCCCCTTTTAGTGGGGGATGTCCTCCCCTTTGGGGAGTGGATTATCATAACTCTTTGATAACACTCACTTCCTCAATGGCTCCATCAGTCTTGTGTATGTATCCTTTACGCATCAGCCAGGATCGTGCTCTATTGCGCTCTTTATGGCCCTCATCGGTGCGATTTGAGCCGTCTTTTTCCAAGTGAAAATTGGTGTAATCTTTCCACCTGACAGTCGGCGTGCGCCGCAAAACAATCAGCTCTGCCAGACAGTCAAATGCAAATCTGGCGTTCCGAGAGACCTCGGTATTCTTCTCCACTGCCTGCAACTCAGTCGGCACCAGGACGGCGCTGCTTTCATCCATCAGCGCAATCGGCGTCAACTGATAGCTGGTCGGCGGCACGCCTTCTGCATCCTTCTGCTTCTCCACTTTCAGCGTTACAAGCCCGTCAGCGCCGCTAAGCGCCAAGACAGTATCACAGCCGCCCTGGATGGCTGACGACCCGCGTTGCCCTCTGGAGGCGTCTTTACCGCTATGGTGGACAGCCAGCACCGCACAACCGGCGTGGCGTTGTATCGCCCCGCAAGCCTCCACAAACAACCCGGCCTGGGTTGCATCGTTCTCATCAGAGCCGGTAGCGGCCAGAGTACGCGCCACTGTGTCAATGACGATCAGGCTAAACTCAACGCCAAAGTGGTCGATAGTGCGCGTCAATTTGTCTAGGTCCAGCGTTTCAAGTAATTTCACAGCCTGTGGCAAAACGTGAAAATCTTTGATGCTTTCGACCTGATTGTGCGCCTTCCAGGCTTTGATCCGCTTACCCAAGCCACCAACGCCCTCTGCCGCTATGTACAGCACCGCTCCCTGTTTGGTTGGCCTGCCGTGCCACTCCAAACCACAGGCGATGGTCAGCGCCCAGTCAATCGACATAAACGACTTACCGATGCCGGGCGCACCGTAGATCACGCCAAAACCGTGCTTGGTCAGCAGCCCCTCCATCAGCCACTCAATGGGCGGCATGTTCATCAGATAGTCGATGTCATACGTCTCAAAGATGTCTGGACGCAGATCAGGCTCCACCACGCCGGGATCATCCTCATATATCGGGGCATCCTTTGCGAGCTGCACCAGCTCCCGCCTTGTGCCGCCTTTGAACAGCCAATCGATGACATCGCCCTTTTCTGGCACGCCGGGCAGCTCCAGGCGTTTCAGAGCGCCTGTGACGCCATACAACTGCCCCACCACAACATCAGCGTGCGCTTGCCCGGCCTGATCATTGTCGGGGATCACGACCACGTTGCGGCCCTGGAAATAGCGGTTTAACTCTGGCCGCCAGTTTTTGCTGCCGCCGTGGTTAGTGGTGGCCACCAGGCCTAGCTTGATCAGCCTGTCGGCGCATTTCTCGCCCTCAACCACAAAGACAGGCGCACCTGGTTGTTCCAACATTCCAACCAGGTTATACGGCAGCGCCTCAACCTCGTTCATGTTATATATCCAGCCGCCCTTGTCATCCGGCCTGCGCTGTCTAAATGTCTTTGGCTCAAAGCGCTGCACCTGGTAACGCAGAACCCCATCCTCGTCATAATAGTCATATTGATGCGCCAGATATTTTGCAGGCTTCAGCGTCTGCTGTGTGCGCTTGGGGATGCCAAATTTGCTCTCCATCACATCTGCGATAGAGCCATTCATGCTGGCTGGCTCATGTAGGCGCACCAGGTCAATGACACCGCCGCCGGTATTATCTTCGTGGCTATACCAAGTGCCTTTGCGTAAATCCACAGCCATTGAGCCGTGCGTCCCCCAGCGCAGCTCATGCCCCTTTTTGCTGGTCGGCTCGCCGAAATAATGGCGTGCGACTTGCTCCATATATGCTGATACGTTTGTCATGTTCTCTCCCGTTCTCCCTGATATGCAAGGCGGCAGGACCGGGAGAACAATCCTGCCGCCTAACCCGCTAGAGCTTAAAATATGTCGTCATCCTGGACCTTCGCAGCCGGAGGAGCTGCTGGTGCAGGAGGCGGTGCGTCTACCGGGGGTGGTGTGGGTGCGGCTGGCGCACCATCAAACAAGGCTGGCCGGTCAACCCAGGCAGTCACCGACCATTGCGGCACCCGCCAGGTCTGCGTCTGGCCGTGGTTAAGCTGCTGCTGCACCCTTTCAGTGCCAACAATATCAACCAC